AAAATCCTCCAAATCTATGGTAGGAGGTGCTAAAAAATCATCTAAAAAATCCTCTAAAAAAGCTTCCAAAAAATCATCCAAAAAAGCTTCCAAAAAATCATCCAAAAAAGCTTCCAAAAAAGCTTCCAAAAAAGGATCTAAAAAATCATCCAAAACTATGGTAGGAGGTGCTAAAAAAGGATCTAAAAAATCATCCAAAAAAGCTTCTAAAAAAACCTCTAAAAAAACTTCCAAAAAAGGATCTAAAAAATCATCCAAATCTATGGTAGGAGGTGCTAAAAAATCATCTAAAAAATCCTCTAAAAAAGCTTCTAAAAAATCATCTAAAAAAGCCTCTAAAAAAGACTCTAAAAAAGACTCTAAATTAGCAAGAGTTTTAAGTGGTGAAGTTAATTTAGAAGGTGGAAAAAAAAAATCATCTAAAAAAGGTTCTAAAAAAGGTTCTAAAAAAGGTTCAATGAAAAGAGCAGCTCCTGCCCACGCTGCTCTTCAAACTGAAGTTATTAAAATGATTTGCAAAAAAGATGGTGTTAAATATCCTGAAGGAATGAAAAAATTAAAAGAATATATGACTAAAGCCTTAGGAAAACAATATCAACCTGGAGGAGATGTTACTTATATTGATGCTCTTAAAAAAACTAAAGCATTACTTGGAAAATAAATAAATAAGTATTTTAACTAAATATTGAAATTTTAATTATATAATTAAAATTAAAAATAATATTAATTTCTTATGAAACAATTGGTTATAAATCAAAATGATATTTATAAAATAAACAATATTGAATATTTTAAATTTACACATAATAATAAGAATTTACGAGATATAAATACAAATTTACCAAAAAATGATAAATATATACTTGAAACAATTGCTGAACATTGTGAATTAGATTATAGAGGATTAAATAAATTAAATTTAGTTAAATTAATTGAAAATTCCAATTGTTTAATTTTACAGTAATTTAAGATGGAACTGGATAAGAAGTATAAGGACTTAACATACTTTTGCCAATTGATGTAACATTAGCATAAGAGTCTGTGCGAAGGTCAACAAATGCATTGTATCCATCAAAAGTTCCATTTACTTCTGGTATTTTATTAGAATCAGCTAATGTACATCTAGCAACAACATTATTTATTTTATCTGAATTTGATTTTGCTAATTTCATTAATGGACTATTTAAATCTTCAATTAATTTAACTTTGGAAGCATAATATCCTTTAGAATTTGGTCCTGCTCTATTAGGTACATCAGTATCTGGAGCAACTAATAATGGAATATCATTAACCGAATTGTAATTAGGATCTTCTGCAGTTTCATAAATTGTTTTTTGATTTATAATTTTATTAGCATTTGGTTCTGTTATTACACTAGAAATCAAATGTCTTCTATTGTCATCATATAATAATGGGTAATCTTGTAAATTTCCAAAATTTTCTTTTTCTTGTTCATAATTATAATAATTATTTGTATTAGAAAAACCTTCTATATTAGATTCTGCTTCATTTGAAACAGTACTAATTAAATCATTTAATTTTATTTGTTTTATATTTGAATCAGAATCAATGTTTAAATAAATTGGCGGGATTGAACAATTAGATGTGGGAACATTAATAGTAACAGAACTTAATTTAGAATCAATTAATTGAAGTATATTAAATCCAATTATAAATGCAACTAACAATGCCAACACAATCATAATTATAAAATCTATTTTATTTGAAAAATATTCACTCATTAATTTAATTATATTATATATTATTATTTAATAAAATTGAAAAAAAATAATAAATTTAATAATTATATCATTTCTAAATAAAGTTGTTCTAATTTTAAAAATAAATTATTTTTATCTTGTTTTGATATATTTGAAATATTATTTATAATATTTTCAATATTTTTTTGTTTATTTTTTGAATATTTTTTTATATTTGATTTATATATACTTTGTAATAAATCAAATTCTGACATATATACTTTTTCTAATTGTGAATTAAAATCTTTTTGACCAAGTTGATTATTAATTAACAAATCATAATTGTGTAATAATTCATTATATGAAGCATTGACAAATGAATTTAATGAATTATTTTTTTCTATTAATTTTGAATATTTAACATATTTACCAGATGAATTTGAATTTGAATTTGAATTTGAATTATTAAAATTATATTCACCTTGTTCTCCTTTTTGTAATCTGTTTAAACCACTATCAACTAATTCTGTTCCATTCCTCTTTGTTTCATATATTATTTGTTGTTCTCTAGTATCATATCTTTTTTCAGAATCTTTTTCCAAATCATAACTATCATTTAACATTGATTTACCTTGATTTATCATTTGATACGATAAATCATTTGGAGTGGTAAACTTTAGATTAAAATTTATAGGAGGGGCCAATTCATTTATTTTTGTTAAAGGATTAGTTAAATATTCATCATCTAAATATGAAATATCAGCAGGTTCAATTTGACTAAATTTTTCTTTATCTAAATCAATTTCTGATTCGATTTTTCTTATATCTATATCGAATTCTTTTTTTAATTTTAAATAAGTTATTATTTGTAAACTTACTAACATAATTATTGCTAAACCAATACCAATTGCTGGATTTGAACTTGATATATATGTAATAAGTATAAATAAGGTAAATTTAAATATTTCATTATCAAATAAAAATATACAATGTTCCATAATATTGTCGTTATTATAAGTATAAAAAATTCCCAATAAAATTAACACTAATATTAGCAATGTTTTATTTTCATTAATTGATTTCAATAAATCATCAAAAGGTTTAAGAATATTATTTAGGTCCATTAAAATTTTGTTATATATATATAATATATTTTAATAAAAATTGATATTATATTAATATATTAACAAAATTTAAATATATTATATATGAGTACATATAAAATAAATAGATATTTAAATAATTATGGTTTATGTATAAAAAAAAAAAAGATAGATAAACAAATTAATCAAATATTAGATAATTTTTTTTCTGTTAAACCAGAATTAAATTATGAAAATGATAAAATTAATGATAGTGATAGATATTTTAAAGTTTATTATTCAGATAATAATTATTTAGTTTTACCGAAATTTTCCACAAATATAACTATAAATGTATCAAAATTTATTGATAATAAAACAATAAAAATAGATGATGTTGAATATTCAAAAATTACTTTTAAAATATCAAAATACAAATATAAAAATGAATTAGCAAAATTTAATTTTAAAGGTAAATTACGTGATTATCAACAAATTATTATCAATGAAATATTTAAAAAATTTGGTCTGGATTCAACTAAACCAACCAAACACGAAATTTCACAATCATTTCCAAAAGGGGGATTAATAAAATTATCGTGTGGTGGAGGAAAGTGTCTTGGTTTAAATACTCCGATATTAATGTATAATGGAACTATAAAAATGGTTCAAGATATTGAAATTGGAGATAAATTAATGGGTGATGATTCTAAACCGCGTAATGTACTTGGGTTAGCATCGGGACGAGAACTTATGTATCGAATATCACAATCAGATGGGGATGCTTATACTGTAAATTCTTCTCATATTCTTTCTCTTTATAATCCAAAAACCAATGAAATAGTCGATATTAGTGTTCAAGATTATTTGGCTCTACCATATAAATATATTGGACCAGATGGAATTAGTTTGACAACAAAATCACAAGAAAAATATATGGTTAAAGGTGGTTTGTATGGATTTAAGGTTAATGTTAGATTTAGTTTAAAACCTGTGCCATTCGATGCTTATTATTTTGGTAAATTTTTAATAAGCAAAATGGAACTTTGTGATTATTATTCACCAGATGAATTAGATGTAATTTCAAATTATGATAGAATTAATTATAATAGACCTAATCAAATACCAAATGATTATAAAATAAATCATCATTCAATACAATTACAATTATTAGCAGGTATTATTGATTCTATTGGTGTAGTTCAGGAAGATTCATATTCAATAGAAAATGATAATAAACAATTATTATCTGATATTATATTTATTTTAAGAGCATTAGGATTAAATTATATATTTGAAAAAGAATTAAATAAAATAATAATTTATGGTAAATTAGCAAGTTTAATTCCAACCAAAGTCAAAAAAATAATACCAATTAAATCTGTAATGTCTAAAGATTATTTTAATAATAAAAATATAAATTATTATAAAATTGAAATTACCCAAATACAAGAAGATAATTATTATGGATTTGAAATTGATGGAAATAAAAGATTTTTGCTTGGTGATTTTACAGTTACTCATAATACAATGTTAGCAATATATTTAAGTTGGGTGTTAGGATTAAAAACACTTGTTGTTACTCATAAAGAATTTTTAATGGACCAATGGGAAGAACGTATTGCTCAATTTACTGATGCTAAAGTAGGTAGAATTAGACAAAGTGTTATTGATGTTGAAAATAAAGATATTGTGATTGGTATGTTAAGGTCTTTAAGTATTAAAGATTATCCCACTGATATACTTCAACAATTTGGATTAGTGATTTATGACGAAGTTCATCATACCGGTAGTAGAGTTGATTCACAAGCATTATTAAAAACTTCAGCCCAATATACATTAGGTTTATCAGCAACACCTGATAGAGCAGATGGAATGACCAAGGTAATTAATTGGCACGTTGGTGATATCTTATATGAAATGGAAAAAAAATATAACTATAGGGTACTTGTTAAAAAAATTTTTTTTCGTTCTAATGACCCATTATTTAAAGAGAAAAAAATGTGGTTTCAAGGAAGATTTGCACCAAATCATACTTCAATGACAGAAAATATTACAAAAATAAAAACACGTAATCAATTAATTGTTAATATGATTGATGTATTAAAAGGAATGGGTAGAAAAATTTTAGTTTTGTCCTATAGAGTTGAACATTTAGAATTATTAAAAAAAATGGTTGATGATAAAATTAAATTGGATGGAGAATCACATATATATAATTCATACTTTTATATGGGTAAAACTAAACGAGGTGAAAAAAGATTGGCAGAAAAAGACGGGCATATAATTTTTGCAACAATGCAACTTGCTGAAGAAGGATTAGATATTTCTCACTTGGATACAGTAATTTTTGCTCTTCCTGTATCAATTCAAAAAGATAAAAAAAATAAAAAAAAAATTAAATCATCAAAAGCATTAATTCAGTCTATTGGAAGAATATTGCGAAACGATAAATTAGAAGATTTGACTCAAATACCATTAGTGGTAGATTTATCTGATATGTTTTCTATTTATTCATCTTGGTCTAATAAACGAAATGAAATTTATGGAAAAAAAAATTGGTACATTCAAAATTATTATTGGGAAGATTTAGAATTTTTGAATTCTTCTTCAGTTTTATCAAAAGAAGGAGAAAAAAAAATTAAACCAATGAATATTATGTTTGATGGTATAACTGATGAAGATTTTATTGAAAAAAATCTTATGGTTTCAGATGAAGAAGCTAAAAAAATGACTTTACAAGATAAACAAGATGAAAAAGATGAACAAAATGAAAATACAGAATCTTCTGATTTATCAACAAAATCAAATAAATCAATTAAATCAAATAAATCAATTAAACAAACTACAAAAATACAAGAAACTAGTGAAGAAACTAAACCAATAAAATATGGATTTGGCAAAAAAAATTTATAAATTTATTTAAACAATAAATATATTTATTTTTCAAACTAAAAATACTCATTTACAATCAAACAAACATAAAAAAACTACTCAAAGATTAAAAACTTAATTACTTAATCACTTGTATATTTGTCACAACCTGCTGCATGTCTTAAAGTAATACATCTTTTTTATTCCAAGATATACCTTTTGCTACTTCGCTCATAATATATAAATCACCTCCATCTAAATCAATTTTTAATTTAGTTCCGACTGGTTCATAATTTAAGTACCATTGATAATAACATACAAAAAAATATTACATAGCTACATTTTATATTAATACATAATATATATATTAGAATATAATAAATATAAAAATTACTTAAATATTAAAAGTATGTAAATTTAAACATTTGTATATTTTTCACAACCAGCAGCATGTCTTAATGTATATATAGATTTACTTTTCCAATCTTTACCAACCGTTTTTTCAGACATAATATATAAATCACCTCCATCTAAATCAATTTTTAATTTAGTTCCAACAGGTTCTGAATTTAAAAACCATTGATAAAATAATGGCATAGAATTTCCTAATCTTAATCCAATCACTTTAAAACGTTCTGTATCTCCATGAAACCCAATTCCTGTTTTATTTACATCATAATAATAATTTCCTTCTCCTGCTAATGAGTCTGCACCTTTAATAAATTTTTTTAAACTTTTTCTTATTTTTTTAAGTAAAGGTACTGAATCCCAAGCTATAATTCTGCCTTTACCATTGGGATAATCTGGTTCTTGAGCATTTTTATCAAAGCATAAATTATATCTCGCATGTTTATTTACAACTTTACCATACATAAATGCCTTTGTATCCCAATCTAAATTTTCAAGTTCTTCAAATAAATTTGTTTTATTTGGTTTAGTTTTAGATTTAGATTTGGATAATATTAAATTAACAGCATTTTTAACAATAAGTACTTTTGCTTCATCTGCTTCATTTCTATTTTTCTCATCTAATAATAATTTTAAATCAACCAATATACACGCAGCACCTTCTGATTCAAATTTTTTTTTGGCATTTTCTAAATCATTTACACTAAATCCACTATCTGCAGCATTACCTATAATTTGCATTCCTTTGTGATTTTCAGCTTGGTCACCAAAAGTTATTGTAATACAACTCATTTTTTATTATTTAATATACTTTATTATTTAAATAAAATATTTTTTTATAAAGTTTACTTAATCATCTAATTTATTTACTTCATATAATTCATCAATTTCTAATTTAATTATTTTTGGTTTATTTTGATTTGATGAAATTGAATAATTTATAATTAAATTTTCTCTTCCATATTGTTTTATTATTTGATTAATATCAAGATTGGCACGATTTTTATAATATTCCCAAATCATCGGGGTTAATTTTTTTCCTAATTTACTTGTTTTTATTAGTCTAACTGAACTAACTATTTTTTTTTCACCACAATCAAAAACATTATTTTTAAATGTAATATTTTTTATTTGAGATAATTTATTTTGAGTCCAATTGTCTAATTCTCCTGATTCTTCAATTTGTTTAATTGTGTCTAAATTTTTTAATTCGATTTTTTTACCAGATTTTTTATTAGACTTTACAAAAAGTCTTTCTTGTGTAGTTTTAATTATTGGGTCGTCTAAATTATTATTCATATTTTATAAATTATATATTAATATCTTTAATATAAATATTTTTTCAATTTTTTAAACAATTTTATATGCACAAATTAAATTTT